TTTATCTGTATGATGATTCCAAGACTTAAGTAAAGTTTGATGTAGTGTATACTCCCACTTACTATCGTATCCTTTCGGTACGTTCTTTTCTCTTGGTCTTATCTTGCGTGGAAATCTTCTAGGCATTAGTCAATCCAATAACCAGAACCAGTTTTTTGATTCTGATCTTCGTTTAAATTTTCTAAAGTAAGATTAGGATTTCTTTTTATTTTCTTTTCAAACCATTTCAAACTATAAGCACTAAGACGATACTGTTTATTCGCATAGAAATGTGTTTCTTCTGGTAAGAACAAATGTATATTACTTTTATTAATCTTTGTAGCATCCTCACCATCTGGAGCCATTGATCTAATCCAATCAATAAATAACTGTATTGCTTTTTTTCTTATAAGTTTAGCTTTCTTACCGTTCATACAAGTACTTCCTGAACTTTAGGTTCTTTTTCTACATGAGTTAAATACGTAAGACCTTTAGAATATTGAAAAGTTCTTAGTCCTACTCCATCGTTAGAATCTTTATGACATTCGTATTTATGTGGACAATAAAAACATTGTCGAGCTAATTTAAGATTGCCTGATTTACCTTCTGGTACAGCATCAAAACAAAACTTAGGTGGTTTTTTATCTTTAACAATCTTTTTAATAGATTTAATTCTTGTTTTAATATTAGGCTTGTCTAGTTCTTCAGGTCTAAATAAAGTAATTTGTCCTGTCTCTTTATTTAATACTAAGAAACCTCCATTAGAAGTTTGTTCTGCTTCTTCATATCCTGCAAGCTGTGCAACATAACCAAAGCTATCGTTATCTACTAATGAACCATCAACAAATTTCTTAAAAGAAAATCCTGAAGCAGTTTTAATATCAACAACCTCGCCATCAATAACACAATCCATATGTCCTGTAATACCAGAAACTTTAACTTCTTTTTGTTCTCCTGTAACAGTGTGTCCTGCTAATCGAACAAAGAACAACATTAAAACTTCTAACAAATGTCCATATAAAAATTTAATATAAGTACTAGGATCATACTCTTTATCTTTTTTATTTTTAGAATTTAAATCATACCATAGTTGTCTATCAGGTCTTCCAATATTAGACATACGTAAACCACTGGTTAAAGAACTGTCTCTTTTATGTGGAACAGCCCAGTGTTTTAACGCATCTTTCATGTCTTCGCCAAAAGCATCTAGCTCTTTATCAGTTATTTTTATAGGCTTACCTTTTGAAAGGACACCTATCTTTTTATATATGTCTGTTACTAAGGTATCTAATGTCTTCATAATTTTTCTATGGTTTCTATAGCTTCTTTAATAGAAACTTTAAACCATTCTCCTTTGTGTTTTGTTGCAATTTTTTTTAATTTTTTATGCGTCAATCTTTCCGCAGTTCTTCGATCTTTAAAGTGTTTATTATAACATAATTTATAATCTCTGAAAGGACTACTGGTTTGATAAGAGTTACATCTGTCTTCAGGATCAATAGCCATGCCAACTTTAAACCAACCTTTCCAACAGGGATTAGATATAATATATACATAACCTTCTGTAGATTTTTCATAGCCTACTAATGCTGAAAACGCAGCACTTTCAAATGTTTTGTAGTTTCCTGGTTTATATAGTGCGTGGTCTGTAGGTATATATTTACCATTAACAAACATTCGATTAGTATTTCTTCTGGTATATTTTTCTAAACTAGAATAGCAAGATATACATACGTATATTTTTCTTTGTTTTCTAGAAGGATACCAGTTATCTGAGGTTAACTCTATGTTACATTCAATACAATTATTAATGTGTTTCGCTCCAATTATTTCCTATTTTATATTCACCATCTAACGGACAGTCCATGCTAAAGTATTCCCCTGTTTCTACAATAGACCTAACTCCAATAGCACCAAGTAATGATGCTGTTTCTTTAGGTACTTCTACTTGCCATTCATCGTGAATGTTAGCAACAAATTTATATTGAAGACCAGCTTCTTTAGCATGTTGGTCAAAAATAACTAACGCTTTCTTCATAACTACAGCACCTGCTCCTTGTAATAAACTATTTAAAGAAGCATGTTGATTACGTATAAATATTTTTCGACCATCTAATCCTTTTAAATAGCCCCTTGCTGACGCTCGTGTAACTCTATCTCTAAGAGATTTGAATGATGGTTGATTATCAAAGAAATGTTGTCTAGATCTTTTGCCATCTTTTTTATTTCCTCCAACCACGCTTCCAAGTTTTTCATCTCCTGCTCCGTACATGAGGGCATAGATGAATGTCTTCGCCTGATTTCGTGATTCAAGTCTAGCAAGTTTTTGATTAGCGGTGTGTATGTCTCCGTTAATGATTTCATTTGTATACTCCTTGTCTTTCATATAATGAGATAACATTCTTAGTTCTAAGCCTGAAGCATCTATACCTAGTAACACATTACCTTCTTCTACTTTCCAACAACCTCGACAATCTTTACCATAAGGTTTATAAATACTTGGAATCTGCGCTGTGTTAGGGCCATAATGCGTCATGCGTCCTGTGATAGCTCCGTTTGAAATAACATTACCGTGTACTTTAGCTTTGTTTAAATCTAAATTACTTCTCATAGTTTTGTCTTCATCAAATAAAAGAACACCATCTATGTGTACATGCTCTAACCAAGACTGTACTTGAGCAACTCGTTTTTGTAACAATAAAAACTCTGAAATAAGTTTAGCTTCTGGAATATGTTTAACCTTTTCTAAGGTTACTTCATCTACAATAGGTTGTCCTGTTGGTGTAAATCTATTAGGCTTCCACCCAAACTCAATTAAGTATTCACCTATTTGTTTACGTGATCCTAGGTTAAACTCAGTAATTAACTTTCTAGTTAGAGAAGTAACACATCCTGTTTTTACTATTTCTTTTTCTTCTTGTGTTAAGTTAGTTTTCTTTTTAGTTAAGTGATTGTACCCTGTTTTTTTAGAATAGCTGCCGTCTTTTAATTGGTTTTCTTTTACATTAATTAAAATAGTATGTTCAGTTTCTCTAGGTTTAAATGTTTTTTTAACTTCATCTGCTACTTCAGCTTTTCTTTGTGTAAGTTCAGCTAAAAGAATACTTGCTTTTTTATAATCAAAAGAAAAGCCATTCTCTATCTGGCTACAAATAACTTTCCTGGTATCGTGTTCTAACTTAATACTTTCTTTTGTAAAGCCAGTGCTTTCTGTGCGTAAAGCTTCTAAAATTTTAACGTTTATTTCTGTATCTCTTATACAATACGTTAACATTTCTTCAGAGAACTTATCAAACTCAGTATGATCTCCTTTAGGAAAGCCAAACTTATCTCCCCAAGATTTTAAGTTATGTCCTTTATCTCTACTAGGATTAAACAACTGAGATAAAACTAATGTGTCTGTTATCTTACAATGTTTATAAAGATCTACCCCATGTAACATGTGAATAACAGGAATATCAAAGCCTATAATGTTGTGACCAATTAAAGTATCTGCCGATTTTAAAAATTCTATTCCTTCTTTAATCTTATCTGGTTTAAAAATATATTGCTTGTTATGCTCATCAATAGCCACAATACACCAAATAGAATTTAACTTAGGTATAACTGCTTCAACATATTTTTTCTGATCTTCATCATAATATCTTCTTCTTGCTTCTCTAAGAAGACCATTGGTTTCTATATCAAATATTAATTTCATTAAAAGTCTACCTCTTTATCGTCAGCAAATAACTCATCATAATTTTCAGCTAACCTGCCAGTAACAGGATCATAAACTAAAGCAGTTGCCATACCTACATCTCCTGTGTATCTAGATTTTAATACTCTAAGCTTTGTAGTTCTAGATTCTAATTCATCATCAGATTGTTGATTACGTTCTAAGGCTATCACACAGTCGGATAGTTGTGCAATAGCTTGACTACCTCTAAGGTGCGATAGGTTTACTTCAACACCATTTTCGTGTCCTCGATTCCCTTCTACTCTACGTAGGTGTGATACTAATATTAAGCCTGCTCCTGTTTCTTCTACCATACTACGAAGCCTTGTCATAATATTATCAATAGCTCTGCGTTCATCTCCTTCTGCCAAAGAACTAACAAGCATGTGTAAATGATCTACAATTACCCACTTACAATCACATCCTATTATTAAATAGCGAAGCTTATTAAAGATAGCTTCAATATCGTTAGTACCAAAGTGAGCATGGATAAATACGTTGTCGTTACCAAATACTTTATGATATGTTTTCTTTAAAAACTCTTCAGAATAATCATCTCGTATGTGGTCAATATAAAGACGACTATTAGTTTCAATAGATAAGATACCATCTACAGTACGTTTCCAATCTTCTTCAAGAGCTATGATACCTACGTTGTCCTCTGTAGTATTTACTAACCAGTGTTCAATTTCTCTAGTGATAGAACTTTTACCTAGTCCTGTACCACCTGTCAGAGTAACAAGTTCGCCTTGTCTCATACCAAATAGTTTTTTATTAAGTCCTCGCCACGGATAAGGTACGCTATCTTTTTTATCTCTGTTTAAAAACTCATCTTGTTTTTCAGAGACTCTTATAATTCCAGTAGGTGTATAAACTTTTGCATCCCACCAACACTTTGCAAAATTAATATGTTGATTTTTTTTCAGCATATCATTTGCATCTTTATAGCCAGTAGGTAATGTATATATTTTAGCCTTACCTGGTTTTAATAAACGAGCAACTTGTTGTGAAGCTTCTTTCCCATGCTTGTCAGTATCAAAACAAATAACAACATGTTCAAAGCTTTCGATATATTCTAAATTTTCTTTGATGTCAGAGATCGCTCCTCCTGCACCGTTCTTTACTGAAACAACAGGCCACTTACTACCTAGTAATTCATAGGCAGCCATAGCATCACATTCTCCTTCTACAATTGTAATATATTTGCCACCTTCTTTAAATAAATTCTGTCCAAATAATTGTGTATCTTTTGGTGTACCTTTCCAATAAAAATCTTTTTCTTTAGTCTTTCTAACTTTAAAAGAAGTACTTCCGTTTTCAATAGTGTAAGGGTAATGATGCTTATCAATTATTCCTTTAGTATCATACGATACTTTAACTCCGTATTTCTTAGCTGTCTCTACGGATATTTTTCTATCAGATAGTGAAGCATAAACTCCTTCTGATTCTACATTAGTTTCAATCACGGTAATTTCATCCTGTTCTATGGGAATTGTTTGTTCTATTTCAGAAGGCTTGAACCATTTTTGACAACTAAAACATTTAGAAGTTCCGTTATTGTTGATGGATCTTGCATCACTGCTTCCACAATTAGGACAAGGTTGGTACTTTGTTACAAACTTTAGTGCGGTATTACTCATTATATCTCCTTATAAAAAAAGCTAGACACCTCTTAATCTATCTTCATAATTCGTACATTATGTTAAGAAATGCCTAGCTTTGTAACGTGCTTAGTTATTAGACTTAACTTCTTCTGCTTCTTCCTCCTTTGGTTTGGCATCAGCATTAACAATAGCTATGATCCTACTTGAAAAGAAATTAAGACTAGCGTCTATCTCTTCCATATCAAGAGCTAACGTTGCTTTCTTCTGATTAAGTCTTTGTATCCTACCAAAGATACCTTGTGCTTCTTCTGGTAAATCTTCTACCGAAATTTGCACATCATCAATAGTAATAAAAGGTTTTTGCTCGTCAACCATAATTAAAAATCCTCGTTGTCACTAGCAATTGCTTCAAACTCATCACCATCACCAGATTTATAAGAAACTAAATCAACAACTTGCATACCTTGAAAATCTAAACCTTTAAATTCTCCGTACCTGTTATTAACTTCCCATTCACTAAACTGTACTCTTACTTTAGAACCATTACCAACTAAAACATCATCATCAATAGGGTTCTTTTGTACATCAACAAGTCTAGGTGCTTTTCTTACCATCCCATCAGGGCCATTAACTTTACGTTTAATTTGTAAAGCTTTACCAACAACCTCGTCATTGACAACTAAGGTCTTTACTTTAAAACCTTTGCCTTCATACTTAGCTGCTACCTCCTCATCTACTACTAAGTCTACTGTGTAAACTGGTTCGTATTTAAGGTTAGGATTTCTTACACTAGCCCAATAAGCTAGTCCACTTTCTATTGCCATAATCAAGTCCTCTTCATTGGCGGTTAAAAATTAATAGTGGTTTCTCTTCACTAGACCACTAGCTAGTCTGATATCAGTTAATATTGTTTGATTAAATATAAGGAGATAAAGAGGGTAAACAATATTAAAAAGAAATTGTAATTATTCTAAAACCTCTGGTATTTCTTTTATCTCTTTTAATACTTCTATTTCACGTAGAATTATTTCTACTTGTTCTTGGAAATATTTATCATTATCTTGACTAAGATTTGAAATAGTATTTAACCTATCCATATCTTTATTTAGGTTATCAATAAATGCTTGAATACTTTTCTTATTCATAGATACTTCATACTGAACAAACAGTTTAGTATCTTTGATAGAATTATCAAACTCTGATCTAGTTATAGAACCAACAGAGTTAGCTCTTACCTCTAGTAAATTACTTTTAAGTTCTATTATCTTATCGTTAAGATAATTTGTAGTAGTAATTTGTCCATCAAGTTGTTGTTCAATATAAATATCATATGCTTTAAACCCTGCAATATTTATACTAAGTGCAGCAATGACTGCTATTAGTGTTGTCTTAAACATAAATTCCTCCTTTAGTTTTTTAACAAACTATATAGATTATACACATCAAATAAAATATTGTCAACATTATCTTTCATGTAAGTACACATCTATTCGTTGAGCATCTTCGAGTCTACATTCTTTGTAGTTAACATAACCACTAGGGTATGTGTACTTGTGTAGATTAGGGTTGTTCTTACCAAATC